GATCTTGAAGCGGATTATGTTCTAACTGAAGAAGAGAGAGCTGCTCTCCAAACTGAAGAATCTATGCAGGAAATCCAACAACGTGTTGAGATGGATCGCATGGAAACTTTGGTTCGGGATGCTGAGCTTCGGGCTGCTGAACAAGCAGCTATGGAGCCTCAAGCTCCTACCCCTCAGATGGAACAGGCTCCTACGGGAGCTCCTCAACCGCAACAACAAGCTCCCGCCCCTTCTATGGAAGGGCAGTTTGATCCAACAAAAGATTATTCCTACTATGCTGCACAAGGCATGAGTAGAAGTGAATGGGAACGTAGGCAACTTGGTGGTGGTGTTGGTAGTGAACTTGAAACGTTTGCTACTGATCCACGTGGTATTGCTGAGATGGGTTTGTCAATACCTACAGGTTTCCTAGACTTTGCTACAGACCTTGCTAATAAATTCCTCCCTAAAAGTGCTCAGATTCCTAAGATCACTAAGTATGAAAACAATGTAGCAGAAGCCACTCGCCAGATTGCAGCTGTTGCTGGTCCTATGATCGTCCTTAAAGGTGTTGGTATGCAGGCAGGTACTGCCGCTCAATCAAGTGTTGGTTGGAGCCTAGGCAATACTGCTTTCATGCGTTTCCTCGGTGAGCGGGGTGTTGAAGCTGGTACTGGCGTCTTGGTTGGTGCTGTTAGTACTAACTATGAAACAGACGATAACCTATTCGGTACTGTTAAGAAGCTACTTCCAGCTCAATGGGATTTTATTCCTGATAACTGGGCTACACTAGATGCTGATAGTCCTGACATCAAACGTCAGAAGAGTATTAACGAAGATTTGTCTCTTGGTTTCCTTATTCCTTTTGTAGGATTTGCTGGTAAGTTTGGGGCAGCTATTGGAGAAGTAAAAGATATTTTCTCTAATGGTCCACGTATCAAAGGTTTTACTAAAAAGGCTGAGGAATATATCAATGCTGCCGCTCCTGTTGCAGATGACGTAGATGAGCTGACTCGTTATGCTCTTCGTCAGGAAGATGCACTTGATGAGCTTGGTGCTTATAACCTTTCTATTAATCCTAATATGGATGTAGCTTTGAAAGGTGTACACGATCTCTACGATTGGAATGAGATTGGACAACGTACTGTAGATGATTTTGGTATTGTCGGTGCTAGTCTTGATGCTGTAAGGATTGCTAAGAACTACGATACAGTTTATGGTCGTCTAGGTTCTATGGTTAGTCCACCTGCTATTAGGTATGGCGCTACTAATCCTCAAGCTGTTGAAGACATTACAATGGGTCTTGCTCGTCAACTCAAAGATGCTGATGAGTATGGAATGGAAGCAGCTAATTGGTCCATCAAGTTTGATGATGTAGTCAAACAAGGTGAGAACTTGGCTGTTGAATTATTTGATCCATCCATGAATGTGAAACAGCTTCGGGAAATTCTTGAACCTGTTATCGTCAAGACAAAGGATGGTACCGAATATGTAGCAGAAGAAGGTTATGCTAGCCTTTTCCGTGCTGTTGGGGCTATGAGGGAGGGATTGTCTGATATGGACATTGCTCGTACTCAAGGTTATCTTGCTACATCGTTGGCTGGACAAGTAGCCGACATTGCTGAGGGTATTCGTATTAACGCCGGTTCAGTTGCTACAGAAGGTGCTAAAGAGCGTATCAAGGATAATCTTATGTTCTTGATGAAGCTACAAGGTGTTACTCGTCACTACGCTAATAAGAAGCGTACTACTAAGAACGTCTTTGAAAAGCTACTTTCTAAAGGGCAGACTCCTCCTCCAGCATCAATGACTGATGATGAGATTGCTCAAGTAATGAGTAATGTCCAACGGGAGGTTGACGTCTTTGGTGAGAACATGGATTATTTGATGAATGATAGCCCTAAGACCGCTGAAGCATTGTTGGAGCTATATGAACTTTCTGATGGAAAGATCAATAGTATCACTAAAATGAATGAAGACATTCTTAATGCCTTTACTCGTTGGCGTCCGTTTATTGATCGTGAACCTGATGCTCCTAACATCCTTGCACAAGCAGTACGTGGTAACTTCTTCAACTCTATGTTGTCTTCTGTAGGAACTGGTCTACAGGCATTGTACGGTAACCTTGGTGGTGTCATTGCTGAGCCTGTGTCCTATTTTGCAGGTGCAGTATTGCGGCGGGATCTAGACTCCATTCAACGTGGTTGGATGGCTTATAACGCTATCTTTGATACCCAACAGAAAGCTCTTCCTTATGCTGGTAAGATGTTCATGAAGGCTTCACAGAACCCTAATTCTGTTCAAAGTCAACGTCTTGACTACGTTATCAGGCAAGAGGAAAAGATCAATGCTTATAAAAAGATTGCTGAAGAAGAATCAGCTAAAGGTAATCATGGTCTTACTTACTTGATTAATCAGTATGAGGCTATGCAGCATATGGCAGCTGATCCTGTGTTCCGTCTTATCCCAAATGCTTTCACTGGTTTTGACGGTTGGACTAATGCTACACTAGCTAACGCTCATGCTCGGTTCCGTGCTATGAGTGAGCTTAAGCGTCTGGGTAAAGAGGCTAAACCATCAGAGATTAAGAAGCTTGCTGATGCTGAATTTAACAGCATGTTTGATACTAATGGCATCATCGCAGATGAAGCTGTTAAGTACAACACTGCTGATATTGCACTCAATCTTGACACCAATATGGTAAAGAGTTTGAATGAGTTTCTGCGTCATGTACCTGCTGCTAGGATGTTCTTCATGTTCCCAACTACTATGGCGAACATTGTTAAGCAGTCTGATGATTATATGCCACTTCCTTTGAAGAGCTTCCAGAAGGACATCAATGACCTAGCTTTTACTTCTCTTGATGATCTAAGTGCTAATCCTGAGTTGATGGATTCTCTTCTGACAAGTCGTGGGTTTAATCCAAGTCAAATGGATGAATCTCTCAAACTTGATACCATCATTGATCTCAAGAACAAAACTCTAGGTAGAAAAGCTATTGGTACTTTTATCACTGGTACTCTTGTCAGTGGTATGTTCCTTGATAAGATTAAGATCACTGGTGATGGTTTCTATGATCGTGCTGCTCAACGTTCTCGTCAAGAGAATAGTGATTGGGAACGACGTACTATTGAGATAGGTGGTAAGCGTTTTAGCTACGAAACTATTCTTGGTCCTGGTCTTGCTAACTGGGTAGCCATGGTTGCTAATGTGGCTGATAACTTTGATATGCTTGGTGAGGCATATACTGAGAATATGTTCAATAAGCTTGCATTTATTCTTGGTGGTGCTTTAACTGATCAAGCTGTTACATCTTCTCTCCGTCCTCTTGTAGAGATGGCGGCTGGTAATGCTCCTGCCTTTGATCGTTTTGCTGCTGGACAGTTGAATGCTCTTGGTCCTCTCGCTGGTCTTCGTAATGAGATGGGACGTGTATTGGATGGTGGTCTAAAGATTGTTGAACAAGGTGTTCTTTCCCAAATCAATAACCGCAACCAACTTAACGGTATTGTTGATCCAGCCAACCGTCTTCCTTACCTTTATAACCCTGTTACTGGTAAGATACCTAATAAGTACACTTTACTTCAACGTGTTTACAACGCTTACTCTCCGATTAAGATCTATCCAGGTCAAAGTCCTGAAGAGAAGTTCTTGCAAGACATTGAGTATGATGTGTCTACTAGCTTTAAAACCCGTGACGGTATTGAATTGAATCCTAATGAGCGTTCTGAACTCTTCCGTCTAATGGGTGAACAAGGATACTTTAGGGAGCGTATTAAGAGTATCATGAAGACAGCTGAATCACGTAAGACTATTGAAAAGGTACGTGAAGCACGTCTACGTGGTATTGGTTCTGAACAACTTCCACTTGAAAACTATGACCGTATTCATTATCAACTCGGTGTAGTACAGCGTGATGCTGAGAAGCTAGCATTTGCAGCTCTTGATAGTGATATGCGTACTGCTATTGATGCACGTATTCTAGCAGGTAGAGCAGCCGCTTCACAGGCTGAACGGGGCATGATCCCTGGTATTGAGTCCACCACTTCTATTCGTAAATAACCAATTATGGCTACAACTGAAAATATTGTACTTGGAAATGGTGGGAATACATACTCCTTTTCATTTCCATATCTTAAAACTGAAGATATTCGTGCAGAATTACAGGAGTTTGATGCATCTCAACCTGTAGGAAGTCAAGTTATTTCTGTAGATAACTTAGCAGCTTTTACTATTAATCCTTCAAATCCTACTCAAATTATATTTAGTGCTATCGGCGTTGACACTGTTTATCAGACTCAACCAGACGGAGATGTTAAAGTCACCTCTTCTAATGGTTATCCTGTAAGAGTCCGTATTTATCGGTCTACCCAACCTGATTCAACACCTGCTACGTTCTTTGCTGGTTCCGCCATTCGAGCGCAGGATTTGAATGATAACTTTGATCAAATCCTGTATATTATGCAGGAGAAAGAGAACCAACTAATTAGCATTACAACAGGTGGTATTGGTGACAATACTATTTCTACAGCTTCACTACAGAATAATTCAGTAACTTCTGCAAAGATTGCTGATGGCACTATTGTTGATGCTGATGTAAATGCTAGTGCTGCTATTGCTGGTACTAAGATTAGCCCTAATTTTGGAGCACAAAATACTGTAACAACTGGGAATAACACCGCAGCTGGTTTTATTCCAACTAGTAACACTGTCCCAACTAACGGTCTTTATCTACCTAGTGCAAATAACGTAGCTCTTTCCACCAATAGTACAGGTAGGCTGTTCATCAGCGATGACGGGAAAGTAGGCATCGGTGTGTCAGATCCGTCTAGCTACAGCATTACTGCTGATGATTTGGTTATTGCTTCCCCAGGTGGAGGTAATACCGGAATCCAAATTAACATTACGGACAATACTGGTTCAAGCAATATATGGTTCGGTGATTCTGACGGAGAGGGTATAGGGCAAATAACTTACGGGCATGGTTCATCTGATACTATGTCTTTCACTGTCGCAGGCAGCGCTAGAGCTCGAATCACATCAACTGGCACTTTTAATATCGTTGGGGCAGGCTCTATGGGCTCAACTCAAGCCGTCAGCTTTAACGGTAGTGCTCCTGTTGACAGTCTTGTTGTTGACTCGTTAGGTAACGTTGGAATTGGTACTGGAAGTCCTGGCGCAGCTCTGGACGTAGTAGGAAATATTACTGCATCTGGTGACATTACTGCT